CTCGTGATTTGATCGACTTTTATCTTAATGACAAGCTTGACGCTCAGACTAAGACAATTCATATTGGTTTGATGCGGTTGTCAGGAGAGTTGTTCACTTGGCTCTTCAACACGTTACATATGTTGGCTCGAACAGTAGAAAAGTATGGCATTCCAGTTGGTGATCCTGTGGCGGTTGCTGGCGATGACACACAACTTTTCCGTGAATATCCAATATCTCAGGAGTGGTTCTTAGAATATCAGAAATATGACATCTGTGAGGAAAAGATTGAAGTCCGTTCATATGGGTCCTTTTGCGGTTGGCGAATGCAAAAAGGCTACGTTTTTAAGTATCCTCGGATTTTATACATGCGATGGAAGGCAGCCGTTTCTCGAGGGAAGTTTAAGGATGTTATTGATGGTTACTCTTTGGAATTTGCTACAATATATGTGTTGTCAGATATTTTGCACCGTCTACTTGATTCTGAACTTTTGAGTTACGTGTCAGTGCTTAATCATTTGATACACAATGCCCATCGGTTTTATGGGCTTAGGCATCAAATTAATTTCCATGACAGAGATATCACTGTTTCCTTGACTAGTGTTCACAATCAATTGCATTTCTTGGATGTAGTCAGTCAAGTTTTGACAAATACTCCTATGATTTCACAACCAGTGGAGAGCACTTACACCGTGCAAAAGTTTGTTAACTATGACTACGACTGAACATCTTGATCGTCCAGAATTTCTTTTGGGTCAGGCTCATGAAAGCATTGCTAGTGTGCCTGCTCAAGACACAATTGTCATTATTGAAGTGAAAGATGATACTGAGGTTTCAAAGGCTATCGGTTCCTTTTCAGCTATTTCTCGCGTTTGTTCTCAGATCCATGGACCTGTTTCTATTTCTAAGATGCGCATCCGTTGGCTTCCTCTTACGAAAGGTTGCCAGCTTAAATACGTTGTGTATTCAGCAGCTGCTTCTGTCAATAAGTTGAATTACGCTCAAAGGCCAAATGCTAGTGGTGAGGTCTCTACTGAAATGAGACATGGTGAATGGAAGACATTTGAGTTGAATATTCCTCAAGGTCTTGCTTCTCAAATTCAACCAGTTTCAGGTCAGTTTCCACCGCCAGCTTTGTTCATTTATTCTAAAGGTTCTGCAGAATGTTATGTTGATGTTTTCTTGAACATTGGCGGACAACGATTCATTTTCTGTGAGGATTTTTAGATGAAGATGATGATTCAACAGAGGAGTCTTTTTCTAATTCTTCAGATTCCAGTGATGAAAATCCTAGTGTAGTCATTTCTGAACCTAGGTATATGCATGATTTTTCTATTTCACAACCATGGCTTTGCCCTATTGAGGCAGGTGGTGGTCAGTCTTCTTCATTGTATTTTACTTTAAATAAGAAAACTAAGCAAAAGAATTTTATTTCAATTTCTAAATGGTCTAAATCCAAGCGATCTTGGCAAGTTATTAAAGATTGCAATTGTCATCAGTATTTTACCCAGAATTTGGGTTTTTGTGGTGATGAACCGGATTTGGATTTCTTTTATGTTTACGCAAATGTAACTTTTTGTTCATGTTAAGACATGTTAG